CGAACTGGCCGTTGATGGCAATCATCTCGGGCACGTTCTGGTACTGAATCGCCAGCTTCAGCATCTTGGCGAACAACTGGCGCATGCCCACGGCAAAGAAGCGCGCCATCAGCTCCATGCGCATGTCCGCCTTGGCGGTTAGCAGCTCCATGCCGCCCTTGGTCTTGTTCAGGGCGTCTTGGTCAGTGCCAGCGCTGTAGCGATTGAACCCAGTCCGGTTCTCGGCCCAGCTGGCGATGTACTCGTTGAATTGGTAGGCAGGTGCGCCCAGCGAGGGCTGCACAATGGGCATCAGCGCCATGCTCGGCTCTGCGGTGCCACGAACCACGCCGCCAGGGCGGTTGTCCAGCACGTCGTCAATATTCACGTCCGCGCCGGTATTGACGTATGTCCGCTGATTGACCGTCAGCAGCATGTTGTCCTCAATGGCCCGGATGGTGCGCGTCCGCAGCTTCTGAGGCTGGATGGCACGGTCAGCAGGACAGTCGCCGAAGAAGGCGTGAGAGCGAGGAATCGGGCAAATCCACACGAACGGGTGGTCATCTACTTGCTCGATTGCTACGTCACCGTTCTGGTAGACGCCCAGCTTGTCGCCAATCAGACAAATCTTCAGCCACTCGGCGATGCCGTCACCGTCGCGGTCCAGCTTGATGTAGACCTCGGCATAGTCCACTTCCTCGTGGGATTCGTCCGGCACGGAGTAGCTGAAGTCGTCGGTCTCGCCAAGCTCTTCCAACATGGCGGTTCCGGGCACGGCTCGGGTGCTGGTCCCGACATCCGAAACGTCGTAGCCCTCCTCCTCTAGAACGAAGCGCTGGCGGGAGAACTGCTGAGCAATCATGGCGGGCTCGCCGCCCCAGCGGGCATTTACGTCCACACGCATCTCAGCCGGGGCGCAGGCTGCGACCTTGATGCAGACGCGCTTGTCCTCCTTGGCGACGGTGAAGGCCAGAAGGCCATCCTCATCCACTTCCGGGTCGCCTTGGGGCACCCAGCCCTCTTGCATCAGCATGGCGAGCTGTTCGGGCGTCTGACCCTGGTACTTCTGCTTGGCGTCCTGCGACTCTTCCTCGGCCCAAACCTTGGCGAAGCCCACTTTCTGGAGAAGCGCATCCTTGAACCAGTCGTGGATGATGCCCACGCCGTCGTTGCGGACGTAGAACAGGTGATTGACGTAGGCGGTCGCCAACTTTCCCTCGTTCTCACTCCCCTCCTGCCCTTGCCCCTCAAACGTCACCGCGTCATCCGAGCCGACGAAGATGCGCATCAGCTGCGGCAGCATTCCGTCCACGGTGTCCGGAACGTCGGTCGCCACGAAGTCTGAGCGGTCCTCAATCTCGGGAGGCGCCAGCTCTCCTCTAGCCTCGGCGTTGTAGAACTCCAGGTTGCGCTCACGCGCCCAATAGACATCGCTATCGGGGGCGCCAAGGCTCGTGGCAAGGGCTTCCCGTGCCGCTGCCTCGGTTTGCTCATCCGTGAGCTTCTGGCCCTTTGCCATCCCTAGCGAATCCTTCTGTAGTTCAGTGGTGCGTGGTTGCTGCTGGTGGGCTGGCGGTAGTAGTCAACGGCGCCAAGCCCAAAAGCGTCAGCGCCGTGGCTCGACCAATCATGGTCAGGCCCAAGACCAATGCCCCGAGCCTCGTCGCGCTTCTCGTGGTACCAGCCGAGCGCCTCTCGACCTGCCTCGGTCGTTGACTCGTTGAAATGCACGTTCGGAAGCAGGCGGCGAACCGCCTCAATTCGTTTTCCGGCCGCACCAGCTCCCATGTTGGGAATAACCACAACCTGGTACCCCAACTCGCGGAATGCGCTCTCGTAGCTAACCTTGTGGACCTTGTCGTTGGTTGCGCCGTCGTGCGGAAGAACAATCGTCGCCCTATTGGGGGTATAGCCGCGCTCCCGCAGCCAAGTGACGTGAGTCTCCAGGGGCTGCCCAACCGCCTCGTAGTAGTCAAGAGAGCGGAACTGAGGGCCTACGAACTGGTTCGCCCACATAGCGAAGGCGTCAGACCGTTCGCCCGTTCCGCCAATATCGCAATGGATGCGAATGGTAAGCAGGGGGTCCGCATTTACCGCTCCAATGCGACCATCAAGCCGCACCTTCGCGAGGCCTTGAGCGAAGTAAGCACCCTCAACGACGGTGACGTACGCGCCCTCCCAAATGTGGTCGTACTGCTCAGGTCGCTCAGTCAGGTCGCGCTGTCGGTCGCGCTCAAGCTTTGCCGGGAACCGGGGGTTATCCCGCCAGTTCAGCTCAACGCCCTTGATGAGCGCGTCTTTGCTACGCCGGAATCTCGCTTCGACGGGAGCGGTCTTGCGGGCCGGATTCCACGTAACCCACAGCTCTGCATTCCAGTCTTCATTCTCTTCGCGGAGCGTCGGTATCAACGTACTCCAGGCCGAATCCGTGACTGGCTCGGCCTCATCAACCCAGAAGATTAGGATGCGCCCCTTAGACTTGATGCTGGCAATGCTGCGGTCCAGCCCCGCGAAGCTGAACCACACGTTTCCATCTCGGGATTTGACAAACTTCTCGCCAACCTCGTAGTACGCGGACAGAAGCGGCTCGTCCTCAATCGCCCGCTTGACCTCCTCTAGCGAGGAGTCCTCTAGGGAATTCATGAACTGTCGCCCGCACAGTAGCTGGCCCTTAATGCCTGCCTGTCCGTATCGCATTCCGTTAAACGCGACCATCTTGGCGAAGCTGCGGGTCTTGGCGGATCCGCGGCCTCCACAGGACCATCGCACGTCCGCCCGCCCTTGGAATACCGGAATCAGCTTTGGGGGAATCCGGATTACCGCTTCTGTCATTCGAGTGGCGCCAGCGTGTAGCGTGTAACCGTCTCGACCGGATTGTCCCTGTCGCCTGCCAGGGTCAGCGGCAGTACCTTGCCAACCAAGGTTAGGAATGCTGTTGGGTTATCCCGCGCCTGTTGGCGCAGATAGGTCACGCCACCCTCTTCATCAAGGGCGGCAAGGATCATCTCCTTAACCTGCCCCGATAGCTTGTTTGGTGCCCCCTTCTTGCGCCCACCCGTCTTAACAGTGCCGGGTTTGCGACCAGCCATTTCTAAATGCTTCTACTTTAGAAATTAGGTGCCTTCCAGCACCCAGCTGTACACGCCCGATGCAACGCGCAGGGTGTAGTCGCCATTCACCGTCGGCAGGGCCGGCAGATTCGCGCCCGGCAGTGCTGCGCCGCTCTCGGTTACGAGGACGACCTCTGCGGTGGGTTCCTTGTCGGTGCTTCCTGCGATGACTCGCAGGACTTGGCTGGGGTTTGCCACTTGCCTTCTCCTTGGCTAAAGATTCGGTCCCAGTTGGAACCGTAGGTTTCGTCATCCACTGACTTGGGGCGGGGCTTGTCGCCCTTGCCACTCATCGCCTATCCGCCTCAATCACGGCTTGAAGGCCTCGGACTTGGGCGTCGCACTCGGCTGCGGCTCGAACAATTCGGCTCGCACTTTCAGCTCGGTCTGCGGCTTGGTCATCAGGTTGGCCGGCGCTGGCGACAGCACGGGACAGGTCGGCGGTGGCTGCTTGGGCTTCCCACAACTTCCGAAGCCGCAGGTTGCCAGCACGCAGGTCAGCCACAACGCGGGCGCTTTCAGTCTCGATGGCACGCTTCTCGTCCTCGTACTTGGCGGCGATGGCCTGGGCTTCCTTGGCCTTGCGGTGTTCGGCGTCTCTTGCGGCCTTCAGCGCATAGACCTCCGCGCGAGCCGAATCTCTCTCCGACTCGGCCTTGTCGGCGCGGGCATCGGAAATAGCGGAATCCCCGCGAAAGTACAGGGCCGCGCAGATGGCGATGACCGCCAGCACCGCTAGAGCGTAGGTGGACAGGCGCCACAACTGGTTCACTTAGCTGCTCCGTGTCGCCCATGCCAGCGATGAATTGCTTGATTGAACTCGCCCAATTGCCACAGGCGCTTGTTCGTCAGCCATGTCTTTCGGGCGAACCAGGCCCTCAACGTTGCCCTGTACGCACTTCTAGCCATCTGGGCCGACTTGGGCATTACGTTTCCGCCGCCCTCAATGAAACGGCCTACTCAGCCACCACGCATAGGCGATGGCGGCTCCGATGGTGGATAGGATTCCGGCCAGTAGGCCGAGCAGGAAGCGCTTCATCAGCACTTCCTTGCGTAGTAGTAGGTCGGGAAGCCGATATAGCGCTTGCGGACCACCCAGGTTAGCCAGGCGCTACCATCAGGCAGTAGTCCGTTGGCGGTTCTCATCCTCACCGGCCACCATGCGAAATGCGGCTTTCCATGAATCTCTGCCAGGAGCTCGGACAGCTCATCATTCACGGCTTTGCTCCAGGCACATCGCCAACTCAGCCTCGCGCCGGTTCACGAGCCCCTTGACCCGCTTCCCGCCGGCATAGACCCACTTCCGAAGCTCAGGGCACCAGGCCGAACCCGGCTCGCCGCGATTGATGCGCTTGACCAGCGTTGAGCCGCACGCAGCGCGCACGCCAACGTTGTAGGTCCAGCTCAGGACCGCAGCCCATTCGTTCTCAGTTAGCGGCGGGCCGATGCAGGCAGCCACCCCGCTCAGGTGCCGGCCAAGGCTCGTCTGAAGGATGGCCTCGCACTCTTCGCGCTTGTAGGAATCCTTGGGGATGCCCTTGGTCTCGCCGTAGCACCAGGTCACCTTGCCGACGATGTCCACGTAGGGCTCCGGGCTATACCCCTCCCATGGGCGCACCAGCCCAGCAGCCAGCAGGAGCACGCCTGCGATGCTGCCGCCGATGACCTTGACGTTCATCAGATATCGCCTGTTCCTTGGCCGCGCATGTCGTTCAACCCTTCCGCTTCAAGTCCCGCCGCCACTTCCAGGCCAAATACCCAATCTGGAGGACCAGGTACGCGGCAGTCAGCAGGAGGACTACGGTATTCAGGGTCACCCCCGACACCACGGCAGCGGCCACCGTCACCGGAGGCGCAGCCTTCAACGTAGCTGCGGTCGCGGCTTCGGCTAGCTCATGTTTCACGTGGATCCCCTGTTATGTAGGTGCCAGCCCCTACAGGCGCCTGCATGGCTGGCTGCGGTGCCGACCCCGCCCGCTAAGGCGCCCGAAGGCGCTAACCCGTGCGGCAAACCCACAGGAAACTTAGTTGCAGCCCTCGGCGCTCCCCTAGCCCCTTTCGGCTGGCGTCGGACGCTGTAGCTGCAATCTGGTGCCGCCCGCAGGACTTGAACCTGCAACCCTCTCCTTACGAGGGAGACGCTCTGGCCTTTGAGCTAGAGCGGCGAACTACTGAACCGACCGCAGCCTCTTCGGGCCTTCCGGCTTTTTCTCTTCCTCTACGTTCCGCCACTTCCGGTCCACTCCGGATAGCCAGTAGATGGCCCCGTCGCGGTATTGGACCGCCAGCACGCCGTCGTACTCGTTGCTTGGGTCCAAGTAGTCCGGGTCACAGAGCCAGCACTGGCCGTCGTGCAGGAACAGGTCGGTAGCCGATGCCTGGAACTCGATTCCGCCTTCTTCATCGGTTTCGTCGGTCATGGCTGGCTCCTTGTAGGTGCCCGGCCACGCTTCCAACGCTCGCCGGGCATGCCCGCCGGTTATGGCTTGGCCGCAACGTGGAGCGCGCCGGGAAGCTGTGCGGGCATTACTGAAGGTCTAAGTGAACACCCGAATTTTCATTTCTGCGGTTCCGTTCAGTATTCCGTTCGTAAAGGATGATGTGTCGGTATGCGGCACCGAGGCGAATCCAGTATTCATCCAGGCTACCGGACATGCTGACGTACAGATGCGATCGCAGGCGTTTGTACGTGCTGTGATGAACCCCCAGCGCCTCAGCCGTCTCCGCATAGGGCTGAATCTGGCGCCGGAACAGAACCATGTGCAGCGCGTCCCATGCGGCGACGCAGGCGGTCTCTTCGCTGTATGCCGATTTCTTCATGCCCCCGGTTGTGCAGTAGGCAACCGAGAATGCGACGGCCCAATGCCGCAGGCGGCTCAGGTAGAGAGAGTCCCCCGCCAGTGCCGAGCGGTACAGCATCCAGTTCGGAAATCCGTTCTTCCACTCCAGCCTCACAAGCCGATCTGCATCGATGATGGTCGGAGTAATTGGCCCGACGAGGGCGGTGTCAAAGTCCTGCCCACGAACATCCCAATCCCCTACGGCTTCCACCCTGCCCATCACGCCACCTGCTTCAGCTTGGCGGCCGAGTAGGGCTCGGAATGGGTGGACTGGGACCACCGCTTGCAGTCGCGGCAGAACCAGCGCTTGTAGACGCGCGTCAGTCCCTCCTGATACCCGCGAGCTTGTAGGCGCTCGCTACCGCAGTGGGGGCAGGCGTGGGCACCATGCAGGGCGTGGTTGACTGGGGGCGATGCCCAGCCTCGCGAGCGCAAGTCCTCGAACACATCGCCAGTCAGGCGCGTGTCCTGAATGTTGTAACGGCGCATCTTGGCCTGAGCCTTCGGGTCGCCTTGCAACACGTCGTCCCAGAGATCGTAGCCGCCCGTGCGGACCTTGCGCCCTACCCCCAGCCAGCCAGCCACGAAGCCCAGCTTGTAGCTGGGCAGGCGAGCATGCTTCTTGACCTGCCGCATCAGGTCGTACCGCTTGAACGGTGACGGCGCGTGTAGGCGCTGCTCGATGAAGCATCGCTCCAGCCATGGGATATCGAACCGGTCCGAATTCCAGCCCATGACCACGTCTGCCTCATCGAACAGGCGGTGAGCGGCCTTGACCATGTCCCGCTCGCCATCCGTCCATTGGGCGTGGAAATGCACCTTCCGCTCCCCGCTGAACTGAGCTGCGAAGCACAGAAGCCCGTCCGGGCGCTGAATCTGGTTGATGCCGATGTTCTGGCCCCACAGTCCCCAGTGGCGTGACTCCATGGGGCGCGTCTCGATGTCGATTGTCAGCAGTCTCATATCCATCCTTGGGGCCGTCCTTGGCCGGTTGTCCTTGTGTCTGCATCCATGCCTACATGAAACTTGAAATGCCCTTGACCAACAGGTAGATGGTTCCACCCAGAACAGCCAGCATTGCGGTTAACGCTGGGATGACCACGAAAACGTATGTGACTGAGCATTTCAAGAAGTCCTTGGCGAATTCCCACTCGGTCATTTCCTACTCCTCATCCGCGTGTCGTGTAGTTGCCGCCGCATAAGCGGCAAGGTTGTGTTCGTTCGCCTCTCCAGCCTTCAGCCCCGATGTCGGGCCGTCCTCGTCGTGGATTTCCAGGAGTGCCGCGACGATTGGCGAATCCGGGAGGTCGGAGACGTCGGGGAATGGCTTGGCCTTCGGGACGTTTCTGGCGCCGCGAGCGATGGGCGCGCCAAGCGCCTCCAGCTCTTTCTGGAGAGCCGCCAGTGCCCGCCATGCCACCTTCGTGCTGTGCAGGACGCCATCGGTATCGACGGTTCCGCGCTGCAAGAAGTGGCGGAACAACGCGTCAGCCTCATCACCGGACTTGGTGCGGTCCCAGTGGAGCGGCGTGCCTGGGTTGTGCTGGTCGTTTCCCTTAGCCGACAGTGCCGCCACCGCTACGAGGGCGCTCGGGAAATAGTCGAGGCATCCCGAAGCCAATGGAATGGACTTTCTTACCACCGGATCGTCTGGAACTGTCACTCGCTCCTCCTTTGGTGATGCCACAAATAGCCAGCAGCCGCTTGAAGCAGGTCACCTGAATCTCTAAACAGGCCAATCGCTCTGTTGCACCTATTGCAGAGCAATCCACGGACCCGGCGAGTCTCATGGCAATGGTCAACACTCAACGACTTACATCTGGAACTCGTCTCTGGGCTTCGGCAGATAGCGCAGACGCCCTTCTGCTCCACAAGCAACTGGTCGAATTGGATTGCAGTAAGGCCATATGCGCCTTTAAG